CACAATTGTGTTCCCTGGAACGCCAGACCAATTATCTGTTTTGCGAAACAGATAACCTTCGCCGTTTGCGTTCTTATTACCTATGTGAACTTTAAAATCAGCATCAGTTTCTTTATTAGTAGTATATCTGTAAACCATGCCATTTATATCAACACCAGGAATAGATGGCAAAATAGAGCCCATGCCCCAATTTAATGTGCTAGACGCCGCATTTTTAGTTACACCATACGAGTATGGGTCACATAGCGAGTAGGAAGGCCAGAGTGCTAATGATAACACCAAACCCCATTTTAGTTTCAACATTTTCATTAAAAATTTTCCGCATAGGATTGTTTTGCTCACGTTCAATTTGATCTTCAACAGCTTGCATTTCCCAAGCTAACCTAGCCTTATCCCCCACCAATCCATCCTTGGGACAGGGCGTCCCTGCGTTGAGCATGGCTTCAAACACGCGAGAATCCTGGCACATTACAGACACAGCAGCTACTTTCATGCCCATATCATACATAGTTTTAGCGTTTTTTAGCTTTTCGCAGTTCATATCACGCACAGTTCTCCCAGCAGATATACCTAGTATTTGGGTTTGCACTGCGCCTGCTACGCCTACAGTACATAGGTCAGAGTTGCTTGCACTTATTTGTGGTGATATTGCAGAAGGCGGTGGGCTGTTGATAGTGGTATCCATTGACCCATCAGATGTGACTGTGCTTTCTGATCTAATTACATCATCTTCAGCATAGGCGTTTCCGCCAAGAATGAAGAAAAATATAATTATAAGTAAGCGTATCATTTGCGCTCCAGTATTCGATCCATTTTAGCATCTAGTGCGTCTAATCTACTGAACAATCTATTCATTGAGGTACTATTGTCAACTTTAGTGATATATTCTTCCCTGGTGCGATTTAATAATATTTGCAATCTATTTAATTCAATAACGTATCCACGCAAAGTAAAGCCGATAAAGCCCAACGCAAACGTCAATATTCCTGTCCAAAGATCAGCCATTTCCATTAGTATTTACCATCCCATACACGTAGAGCGCTAAATTCATTGCTCATAAGTTTGCTTTTTATAACATTTTTTACAGCTTCAGTATCAGTCCACTTTACACCAGCTTCTTTCAGCCAAATTTCTAACATACCCATATCAACATTGCCTACATGCTTATAATCTGAACCAAAGCTATTATCAGTAACTTCTCTGGCATAAGCTGCATCACGTTTCGCCTGGTCAGCGTCAAATGTTTTCTTAATAACAATTTGATCGCCTTCACGATATATTTTTTCGGATACTTTATTAGATAAATTACTCATATTTATGCTTTCTTAGATTTCTTACCACTACATTTCCATCTTTTTCGAGATAATCTTAGTGGACTATTAGGGTCTTTAGCTGCTTTTGGCGATTTTTTCATTTGCCCTGCTGATCTAGCGCAATAAGCATCACCTTTTGATGTACCTGGCCTAACTCTTGGGCCACCATCTTTTGCTTTGCCTGCTTGACCATAACTAATACGGCGGCCAGATTTAGTGACTTTAACTTTAGCCTTACCTTTAGCTGGCCTAGCCATTATTTGCCTTCCCAGGCTTCATTAATATTAGGTGTAGAAGGATCATCAGATTTTAATGTTCCATTTGCGTTTCTTGCACGCTTACGCTTTGTAACGGCTTTCTTAACTGGAGTTAATACTGTTTTAACTTCAAGTGTGCCTTTTCTTATAGCGTTAATTTCTTTAATTTCTTTGTCAGAAAGTTCAACAACATCGCCTTCAAAAAACTTGCCCGAAGATGTAAACACATTAGGGGTCATTACTGTTGCTTTTGCCATTATTATCTCCTTTAGAGTTGTGGGGGCGGTTGCCCACCCCCACTATATCTTTTTTTATGAAGTAGTACAGTCAGCAATCATGCCGTTTGCAGCTTCATTTTTAGCACAAAGTGTAAGCTCTGTTACAACTTGACGTGTTGAGTTGTCGCCTGTTTTTGCTAGTGCAACATTTTTTGTTCCACGTAGTGTAGCAACTTCCCACATATCATCCTGCATGATGAATACGTCACGCGATCTGTTTTCGCGGCTTGGCATAAACTCAACAGAACCCCAAGGTGTTACATATACAGCAAGCGACTTGATAACTTTTTCATCGCCAGCTTGTACTGCTGAACGCTGATTGTTGTTACCAGTGAAGCCTAATGCAATGTTCATTTGGAACGCAGATAAGTACACTGTGTCTGGTTTACCACCAGCTACCCAGATTGACTGCATTACAGTGTCAAAGTTAGCTTGTGAGAAAGCAGCTTGTGTACCATCTGTACGTGCGTTTGAGCCTGTACCATTTGCATCTGCACCGCCAGAACCAGCAACAGTGTTTGTTGTTAGCCATACTGGAGCACCAGCAAGTTCGCGTGCAGCTGTTGAGCTACCTGCTGCTCTTGCATTGTTGTCGAATAGAGCTTTTTCTATATCGAGCTTTTGCTCCTTTGCAATGCGTAATGTGTGATAACCAATTTCACGACTTCGGCCTGCTTTATTAAGACCTTCATCAGTATCGGGTACAACTACGGCATTTTTAAAGATTTGAGTATAATTCCCCAATCTTGATGTTGCTGTACGTGCTTCAGCAGTTGTTGCGTCGCCTTCAATGTGAGCGTTTGCAGCAGATGCACGAAGTGAATCTGTTTGCCACTCTGTAAAAGTGTTTGACGCTTTTTTCTTACCACATTTACTAAAAAATGGGGTTTCTGAGGGTGAAATATCATAAATTACGTCAGATAAATCCTCACGTATACCGACTGCATCATAGCTGTCGAATGTGTTGCTTGGCTGTGCCATTGGATCGTCCTTTCAAGACTATTAGCTAAAGATTAGCTATCGTTAATAATCAAGCTCAATGCATCATCAATTGAGCCTGTCTTCTGCAAGCGCTGTTGCGCTTTTTTACGAGTTGCATCGTTCCCAACTTGTCTTTTCTTTGCACCAGGTTTCACTACAGGACGTGCCTTTTGGCCTTTAGTCTTTGCAGATTCCTTCTTAGCCACCAAATCATTCCATTTACGAGCATCGTTTAAAACACGTACATATCTAGAGTCTGATACATCTTGCATTTCCTTTTCAGTCCAACCATAGTGAACGCCAGTTTTCACTAACGCATCTTTAAGTGGTTGTCCCTTTTCGGGATGCACAATGTCAGGTATGTATTTAGTTAGAAGCTCTGCCTGTTCAGCCAAATAAACATTATGTTGGTTTAATTGGAATTCCTGGTTTTGCCTCTCTAAAGCCTGAACTTGTATCATTTGATTGTCATACGCGCTCTTAGCATCATCATATTCAAGTTTTTGCTCCATGTATGATATAGGATCATCTTGGAACAACTCCTTGGTTGGTGGTACTGGAGCTTGTAAATTACCTTGCTGGTAAGATTGATGCAATTTAACAACTTGTTCACGTTGCTGTTGCAATACGGCATGTTGCTGTTCGAGTTGCTTTCGCACTTCGGCAGCCTCTTGAAACCGCTTATTAATTGCCGCTTGTCCCGCAGCAGATTGCTTGAGCTGATCCAGTGTCCAATGCTCCTCTTTTCCATCAACCTTGATGGGGATTAGCTTGGTGTCTTCAGTAGCCTCTACAGGGTCTTCGTCGTCAATTTCTACATCATCTAGGTCAATTTCTTCACCTTCATCGGACGTATCTTCGATGTCATCATCGTACTCGCCTGTTTCTTCATCATCGGGACCGTCGTCCTCAATAATTTCTTCTACAGGTTCACTTTGATTATTGCCTTCAGTTTCATCTGCTGCAGGCTCAATTATGCTATCTAAAGCATTTTCTAGGCTAGTCGATTCATCCATCGGTGCTAGTTCCTCTGTTTGCGATCTAATATTACCTCTGCCGTAATTGCGGCGTCGAGTGTAATTTCGATCTGGTTCACTGCACGCAATATTGCGTGAGCATCTTCACGCGCCTCAACTTCTGAAGCGCCACTGTTTGCAAAAATCAACATTTGATTTTCGCGCACATTTTCCACAAACTGCTTAAAAGCGGTATCGTTTTTCAAACGCTTCGCTTCATCTGCTGTTATGCGTATATTAGTTGTCATTGTTGTCCATTACCTTGTGCAATTCCGCCAACCATTCTAACTTTATCTTGTTCAGCTTTTATTTTAGCAATATCAACTGCTGTACCATATTTACCATACACTTTAGCTGCGTCAACGAGCAAGTCTTGCGCCATTTGATCACGCTTCAGATCGTCTTCAGCCGCCGCCTTTTGTTGCTCTAACTGTAACTTAGCCATATCTGATTGCATCTTAGCTTGAGCCTTCATTTGTTCCGCCTGCAAGAACGCTGCGTTAGGATCGGGCGCTTGGCCTTGTGCGGCTTGTGCTTGCTGTTGTTGCTGTAGCATTTGCATTTCAATTTCTTCAGTAATTGGTGCAAAGTATCTGTCTGCATTGCGTATACCAGATACCGCTAACTGATCTGCAAGTGTATTTCTTATATTTGTCATTGATACCAAACCATTCATAGGCCCATATGTTTGATATACCATTGTTTGCATCTGTAACGCCTGGTTTAACGCAATTGACTTTTCTTCCTCGCGTCCAGTACCTAAACCAACATTTATAGAAACGTCCATTGACCCATCCCATATTCTAGGGTCAACTGGCACAAATGATCCATTCATCCGCATCATTTTTTCTTCGTCTATATTTTTGTGAGAAAGTCTTAGCATAATGCCAAATAAATCGCGCATACCATCAGCAAGGTTTCTAACCATAACTTCAACTTGGCCTGCCGCCGCTTGAACAGTAGCTTGCACAGCGGCTTTAGTTGTAGATTGCATAGCATCAGGGTCTAAGCCCATAGACGCCCTAGAGACGCCTGTTTTGCTCTCCACAAGCCCATCTAGGTAAGATAAAGCTCCTAAAGTTTGGCCTGCGGTAAATGGAACTGCTAAATCTTGCACTGAACCTGCTTGACGCATCCTTACAATAGCGCCAATTTCGTTGTTTAGTACATCGTCAATGTTTACAGCGCCTTCAACAATGCCAATTCTAGGATTATTTGTCATTGCTACATTATCTAGGATACCACGTAATATTGACGTTGCCGCGTCCTGATCATCCATTACTATTTCAGCTAATGATCTGCCGTAAAAAGTATGTGGCTCTGGGTCTATTTCAAACTTAGCAAACGGAAGCTCATCACATGGCTCGTAATCTAACAATTTGTAGTTAGTACCGCCACAAGTTAATTTGTGCAACACAGGTATTCCAGTGCCATCCACATCAATTCTCATGTAAGCTTCTGTGACACTTATATTTTTCATTGCAGGGTCTGCTCGATCTTCGTCAGATGAGCTTTCATCATATCCACGACGCTCGTAAACTTCTGTTTCAGTCATTTCTGAGCCGTTGTCTAAGCTATCTAAATCAAGAACAATATCAGGGTCATAACCCATTGCGATTAAATCGCCTGCACGCATTTCAGTTCTATGCGCCACCAGATAAGCTTCCTCTAAATTTCTTGCTTCACGATTTACAAAAAATTCTTCTGGCGGAACGCTTTTTATACAAAGCTCACCTTTTTCGTCTCTATGACTTACCTTTACATCATGTACTGGACTTTCAATTTCCATTCCCATTTCATCAATGGTAATTTCCATTTCTGTAGTTTGCTCAATAACTTGTGCGTCTTCGTCGTCAGTAACGTATGTAAGCTCTTCGTCATTTAAACCGCTAAATGTGTAAGTTTTGGCTTCGGGATATGTCATCCAGTATGCTTTTACTATGCCTTGCTTTTTTACTAACGCATCCTGGAAAGCGTCATTTATAACTCTATATCCATTTAACCTAGTAAATTCATGGTGCATAAACTCTGTCGCCTGGTCAGCCATAGCAACATCTTCTGCTCCCTTTGGGACAAACTCAACTGGCTTTGCTGTACTTAGAAATATACGCATTAAACTTGGTTTTACCGCACGTACAGTATCACGTACTTTTGTAGCTACAACCTTGCTTCGACCATCTTCATATCCAAGATCGACCTCGCCATCATAATACCTTTGGGCTTTTATTCTATCTTCGCTGATCTCGCTTTCAACAAAGTCTACAGCATCAGATATTGCGTCCTGTACTATATTTGCAATTTCTGTTTCAGATTTAGGCTTTAATTCCATAATTATTCCTCTTTTGCAAATAATGAGCTACTTTGCGACCCAAGTAAACCAGAATACACTTCTGGTCTATTTATAAGTCTTTGAGATTTACGCTGATCTAGTATTTTTCTTTGATTTAAAGCATCAAGCATTAATCTTTGTCTAGCAGGGTTCTTTTCAGTCAATATTTTTAGCATATTACTTGAAGTTTCTTCATTTAACCCTTGGCCTCTTCTGCCTAAAGATTTTAAGATACTTGTGCCTGCTGTTTGTGGGTTGTTTAAATATTGAGAAAGTATGCTTAAACCTTCTTGTGGGTCAAATTCTGTTCCAGCCATTTCTATAGCTTTATCAGCAGTTTGCGACCCACCATAAATTTCGTTGTATGTTTTTATCTTATCAGACTCTAATTTTATAAACTTTTCAAAGTTTTTAAAATCAGCTTTATTATCAAAAGCTAATCTCATTGCCGCACGTTTCTTTGGGCTTCCAAATATAGTCTTAGTAAAATCACTAACATCGCCAGTTTTCATTGCTAATTCTTGTATTTGACTTACTAAACCTACGCGAAATGCTTCTTTTTCGGCAGGTAACATTTTGCTTACTTTTTTATATAAAACGTCATTTCTTAACTTTATAACATCAATACCTGTTTTGTAGGCAGTGTTTAATTTTTGATTATCTGCATAATTTGCGTTGGCTTTTTTGTACGCATCATTTTGCTTTGTAATTTGATTATTCCAACTATTTTTAAGTTTTATTAAAGCTCTGCCTTTTTTACTAACTTTATCACTGCCCCCAACAACTGGTGTAATTTCTTTGTCAATTAGGCTATCTAAACCAATTTTAATTTGGTGTGCTATCTCAGTAGGCATTGTAACCTTTTCGCCTCTAGTTATTGTATCCCCAAAGAAAGCGTCTAGGTTCTTAGGCATATTTCCGACTAAGTTAACCTCTGGGTCAATTTCAGCTAAAGCAACAGCTTCCCTATAAGCTTTCTGTATTTCTTTACTTGAGGTAAGCGCGGCAAAAGGTTTTGCGTCTAGGTCAACTTTATAAGCCGCCTCGTAAAGTGGGGCAGCTTGCTTTCTAGTTTTATCAGCCAATTCATCTAAATAATCTATACCTATCTCACCTTGTATATTCATTTTGTCAGATGTTTTGTCTGCAATATTTTCAGCCTGGCCAAGTCTTCTAGCTGAAAGGCTATCTTTTACTTGGTTTCTCATATTATTAGGTGAAGTTGCCGCTAACCAGGTTTGCTTTTGCGAAGATTGACCTAAATCAGCAATAGTCATATCATCAACACCTAATTTAGCCGCATCATCAAGTCGTTGCTTCGCTACATCAGGCGTTATCTCATCTCTTTCAAAAGCCGCTAAAATTTTACGCTCTGCGTCGGCTAAACCGCCGCCACCGAACCTACTAGGTATTGCGCCTTTATATATTGTTCTTAATGCTTTTGACGCTTGCTTCACGCCTACAGGAACAGCTGCGCCAAATGTACCACCTAACGCTGTACCTACCGCAGCAGACGTAGCTCTATCCTTAAAACCACCTTCACCTGTACCAAAGCCTGCAATACCACCTTCAATAGCACCAATCTTTGCGGCCCTTGCTAAAGTTGGAGCAACTCTCGCCGCCGTTGCTGAACCTACGGCAGCACCGCCAGTGCCAAATGAAAACAAGCCTGCACCCAACGCAGGCACAACAGCGCCACCAAGTTCATACCCTATAGCCTCAATAGGATTATTTGCCCTGTAAGCATCAAGTTTACCTCTAATTTCATCTAAGGACTGATCGTAACTTTTACCTTCACCACCAAACAATTGTCCGATTTTAGATAATGCGCTTGTCCCTGCCGCTTCAATTTCATCAGAAAAACCTAAAGTCAAACCTTGTGCAATTGACCTAAGTTTCTGGCTTTCTTCTGTGCCGTCACTTTGACTTTTAACAATACCTGCATCCATTGACCCCATAATTTCTTGCAAGGTTTGCTGTTGATCATCTTCTGACATATCTGCAAAAGAATCATCAATTTCAATTTTTCCGTATCCATCAATTTCAATTATCATTTACACGGCTCCAGCCAATTTTTTTAGGTTTAGCATTTTCACCAGTTAGCGCTGGGTCTTCACCACTCAGATACACAGGCACTTCTTTGCCTTCTGATAATAATTTATTTCTTTCTAGCGCACCTGTTAAGATGTCTCTAAAATCTTTAACTGCTTGCCTGTAAGCTTGTGACCCCATCTTAACATTTCCAAGCCTACTCAATGCAGCTTCGGCTCTATTGCCTTCGTAATCAGTAATTTGGCCACCGCTTCTTAATTGTTGTCTCGCGGCTAAGAACGCCGTTCCTGATAGCTGGTCTAACATTGCCTGTACTCTATTTGCAGGCCCAGATATATTTTTCATTAGACCTTTTCTGGGGCCTAACATCTTATCTAAAAATGGGTCAGCCAGTAATCTATCAATGTTTTCTAATTGAGGCATTATTCCAGCAGCTGCATCATTGTATTGTTTTTTATAATCAGATAAATTTTTAGCATCAGCTTTAAGCATTGTCTCTTCAGATTTACCATTACTTAAAATAAAGTTTTCGTATCTTTGGGTGCCAGGCTCTATACCGCCAACTTTAGCTCGCTCTCTTAAACTATTGTAAGCTGCTGAAAACTCTTTATCGCCTTCAATTTTTTGCAACAACTCTGGCTCACTTAAATTTGGATACGCGGCTTTATATGCCGCGTATTTGACTGCAAAAGCACTTTTTGTAGAATTATTAGCCATACCTTTAAGTATTTTTTGACGCTCAAACGCCAATGTTGCATCAGCTTCAGCAAAGCCTCTTTCTTTCGCCTGGTTCTGCCTTTGGAACATTAAGTTTACGGCAGATGCCATTGGTACTGCGCCAGACGCAACTGCATCGGCTAAATCTTGTTGCCCACTGTCAATAAGCATTTGAATAGTTTTATTTTTATTACCTGCGGCTACACGCCTTTCACCTGCGGCTCGTATGGAATCGCCTGCACGCATATCCTTCATAATAAGTGGGTCAAGCGCTGCGGCAAAACTTTCTGCTCTGCTTAATCCAGTATTTTCATTAACTTGTTTAGCATAATCAAGTAAACCTCGTATGCCGCTTTTAGGTTTATTTGGATCATCAATCATTTATCTGTTCCCATACATATTAGCGCCAACTTGCAAGTAATTAAACAATCCAGGCTTCATTGAGTCTGTTTGCGTGTTTTGATTAGGAGTGCTTTGCAATGCCGCAATTGGTGCAGATAGCGCGGCTAAAGGCGCTCCCTGGTAACCAGCATATTGAGCTTTAGCCGCATCAATTAATGCTTGTTGCATACTTTGTTGCAGTAACCCGGCTTGACCTTGCTGTTGTTGTATTGCTTGGCCAGTACCAAACGCCTGATTAGCCAAATTTCCCATTTGCGCGGCGGATGCAAGGTTTTGCTGATTAGCACCTGCAAGTGCCGCTTGGTTTGCTAATTGTGCAGACATAGCTTGCGTTGCGCCAAATTGATTTGCTTGGTTTTGCGCTGCTTGGTTTGTAAGTGCCATTTGATTAGACGCGCCCGACCCAAATTGAGCCGCTTGGTTTTGCGCCGCCATATTTGCCGCCGCAGCTTGATTTGCCGCAGACGCACCAAATTGCCCAGCCTGATTTAATGCGGCTTGGTTTGCTAGATTTGACTGTTGGCCAAATCCAGCAGTAGTTGTCCCAGCAGCTAAGTTTGCTTGTTGATTAGCCAATGCCGCCTGTTGCGCTGTGCCAATATCTTGCATAGCCATTTGTTGTGCTTGTGTATAACCTGCTTGGCGCAAACCAGAAGCAGTTCTAGCCGCCTGGTCAGCAAATGCACGATTTGTTTCAGCTTCAGCAATGCCTTGCCTAGAGCCGCCAAAAGCATTAGCGGCAGTGGCTTGTGCGCCTAATTGATTTTGAGCCATTAACCTTGAGCGCTCTAAATCTCCGAGTGCTTGATCTACAACCTGAGTTTCAAATGGATTAGTATATGCGCCTAAGTTGGTATTCGCTAATTGACCAGCTTGCACGTTCTGGGCTGTGACTGTTGGAGATTGGCCAATGGTGGAAGCACCATAATTTGCGCTAGTCATTGCGCTTGGATTATATCCAGTGGCCGATGCGTTTGCCGCATTATATGCAGTCGGCCTAATAGCCATCGGAGCGTAATTCATCGCCTGCTGAGTGCCTTGCATCGCCTGTTGCAATCCACCAGCTGCCGCTTGATTTACGTTAAAACCGCCTTGCGGCTGTATTTGTCCACCACCAGCCATATTAAGCCTCTTTTCTTTTATAATTTGTCATATTATTCATCAAAACCTATCATTGCCGCTTTTTTGCCAGCCGCTTTAGTAAACTGCGCCCTATTTGCATCAATTTGCCTTTGCTGGTCTCTATCATTTTTTCGCTTTTGATCTTCTTGCGCCTGTTTAAGACGTTTCGCCATTTGCGCTGTCTGCATATCAACTCCGCCTTCTGGATCAATACCGCTATACAAAGCCGCCATTGGGTTAGATAACAATCCTGGTACACCTGTAAGATTGGACATTTGGCCACTCATCAATGACCCACCATATGACCCACCGACATTATCTGGGCGCGGCGTTCCGTCGGGCATAAGCCCACCAAAAAATCTTCCACTAGAAGGATTTGAAAAACTTGTTGGCACAATGTTTGTAATGTTCTTAACACCATCCATAAAGCCCATGTTTGCCACACCCCTCATGTTCATAGCTAAATCTTCTTGTGCCATCCTTTGTTCTGCCGTTAAATCATTTCTTTGATCTGGCGTCATTTTATCGCCTATTGTGTCAGTCTGAATATTATAATTTGGCTTTATTTTGTTTGATAAAGAATTAATTTCATCTGCACTTAAATTAGAGCCGTAAGTAATCATGTTTGCTCTTTGTGCATCAATTTGGCGCTGCTGATCTCTTTCTTTTCTATTATTTAATGCAAACAATTCTGCCTCACTAAGTTCTCCCTGTGAGTCTTCGGGCGATAAGTTTGGGGCAATAGGCATTGGGTATATAGGCTGTTGTAATTGTGTATCGTATCCATCTTTAAGGGGAACTGGTGTACCATAATAATCGCTATCTGCACCATAATTAGTGGTATTTGCCATAAAACTAGGGTTTCTTCCCATCATGCTTTGAGAAACGCCACTACCAGGACTAGCAAAATATGTGTTTGATTTATCAAAACCTATATTTGGATTAACGAAAAAACTATCCATAAGTGCTTTTTGATTTGGCCTAAAGTATCCTAATGTGTCAACCGCATCTTGGAACATTGGCGCTGATGAATAACCAGTTACACCATTTGCATATGTTTGCGGCCTACCCATATTGCCCATTATATCTTGTGGGTCTGTCGGAGTAGCCATGCCAAATGCGTTAGCAACATCTGATGTATTTTGAAACATTGCCTGTTGCATTGGATTAAACGCTGCAACATCTGGCCCATAATATGGGGTGTAGCCAACTTCCGATATTCCAGCTGCTTTTGCTAAATTAGCTCTAGCTGCATCTTCAATATACTTTGGTACTGTTACTTCTGATGTGGTTGAACCACCTTTGCCGCCTGACATTATGCAAACTCCTTAATGTATGAGGAATGTAGTTGATCCCAACCATGTTCCGAAAGTGGTTTTTTCCATCCAGCACGACCTGTCATTGTTAATGCCGAACACCCTTGAGCCTTTGCCCAGGTAATTACGTCAGTGTGCATATCCATTATTTGATCCAATTCGCCGCCGCCGAGAAATATATTTAACTGCTTTACCTTTGGGTATACCACAATTTCAGACACGATGCACCCCCTTGACGTAGGCCAAAGTTGCATTGTGCCTGCCTTAATGCCTTCTACTACATGAATAAAATCGTGAGTGCCGCCAGAATACTCCAAAGCGGCCTCGATCCATTCCCTGCAATTTTCAATTATTTCATCCATGTGTCCTCGTTATAGATAGTGTAGAGGCTGGTAAAGCTGGCACTGATCCAGACGCCGCAGTGTAATTTAAGAAGCCATTTATGTTATCCATCATATAATTTACTTCAAGATAATCTCCAGCCGCCAATGTAAATATTTGTGTTCGACTTGTCACCATTGTGGCATTATTTTGGTGCATCGCAGTAGTCATAGCGCTATTTGCTACGGCGGTGCCGTTGACGCTAGGCCAAAAATAGAAGTGTACTGTGCTTGAGCTTGTCGATGATATTTGTGCAGAAAACGATATGACATATTCTCCAGCTTCCTCAAACACAATTCTGCTTGTCGGCGTGCCTTGCGTAATTCTTGAATTGCCAGATGGCGCGTCATAGGTCAGCTTGTACGCCGTATCTGCCGCAACTGGTGTAACATCTGATGTTTTAATAAAATTAGCGTGTCCACCCTCAACAACAATTTGCCGGAATTCTCCACCTTTTGACACGACAGGATATTTGTAAATCCTATTCCACATGAGGGTTGCATCATCAGATGCGTTTTCTTCGCCGTTCTGTTGAACCAACGTAGATCGAGTTTGTGATAAATGCTGAACAAGTCTGCGACCCCACGTCCGCCAATCGTTACCGATGACGTCTGGGGCTTTCTGTGGCTGTTCGCTCATCTCGCTCCACCAGCCGTAACATTAAGTCTATTTATTCCGACACGCCAATCAGCTAAGTTAGCCGCGTCAATCCTGAGTTTAACTTGCCTGCCTGTAAATCTTAATGACGTTGGGTTTGACATAGAGAACGCTCCATATGAGCGCTCTTCGCCATTCGGGTAAAACCTTGTCTTAAATGTAACTGTGACGTCGCCCTGCGTCTTTTCATCTGGGATCATTTCTGTGACTGACATTACACTCTCGCCAGTGCCTAACGCAATTGATCCACTTTCAGCAAATGGCGTAAGTGAGCCGTAATCAAAGCCAATCTCATGCTCGTATAACTTGTTGTTTTCTGCACTTGCCCAAATTGGTTGGCGGTATGTACCCATATCAAATCCAGCAGTTCTGCCTAGTTCACCAATGTACCAAGTGTTCTCGACATAATTATAAACGCAATATCTGTCATTTTCTGTGCTTGATCCAGATGGGTAGAACCAGAATATCTCGCCGTATGTGCTGTTTGTCACTGCAAAAGTTTTTGATATTTGTGCGCGGTTTATATCAGAAAATACATAGTCTGATATTTCGCTTTCAATTTGTTGCACTGCGCCGCCTGCATAAGCATAGAATGAGTGATTACCCATCCAGAACGCGCCCTTATCAACTGATGCTATGGCCTTATTTGCTATTAATCCGCAACTCGCTCCGACACGCTCAATGCCGTAAACATATGGCGCACCAATATAATTTGCTACGTGTGCGTCCATGCTTGTTAATATTAGAGTTTGACCCTGCACACGTATGCCAGCCATAATTCTGCCACTTGTGTTAAGCTCTAAGTCACCAGCTTCATTTGTTGCGGCTGGCGTCCATGTGGAGCTATCTTCCCTATCACACCACTGCACCTTGCGTTGGTTTCCGCCTGCACCTAGCGCAAACAAAAATCTTTCCTCGGTTACAACAATGCTTTCATTGTTTGTAGGTGCATTTGGTAATACTGCGGCTGGTGTGGAATTGTTTATTTGCCACTCATAAATTTTGCCATCATCTTCATTACAGGCGACAAGGTATTCACCCCACGTATCTAGCGACCAAGTTGTTGCAGGCTGTATTCGCGCTGTATCTGGGCGAGCTACGCCGTAGGCATATTGACCAAAATAACTACCGCCATATCCTGTAAATGCCTCGGCGTCTTCACGGCCACTAACTAACCCTGTTGGCGTTATGTCGTGACGCACACCTTGTGAAGTCCAAGTATAAAGTTTGTTATATGTGCCGCCAGCTATAAACCTGTCTTGATTATTCCCAATCCAAGTAATTAATCCACGAATTTTAGCATTAGCCGCCGTGTCTGATCGAGTACGCCAGCCACCCATTGGACGCATCGTGCCATCGACCCATCGAATTAAGTTGGCGTCACGCCATCGACCAGATGATTGTAATTCAGTGCCGTTGCGGTAAATGCCAGCAGGGATGTCTAATGGTATTAGTGGCATATGAACCTCTTAGCCTAAGTTATTGCGACTATAGCACATTTTTACCTATATTAACAATATGTGTTGCATTACATTAAGTTTCTTCATTTTCTTCAAATTTAGAAATAATTGGGGCGTGTGCATTTTTTCCTATTTTTTTCTTTTATGCCAGTAAAAATTTTTATAGCGATCAAAATGTTTCTTAGACATCTTATTGTAAAGTTTTGTTTTTTTGTTTTCATCTAATACTCCTACAGAGTAGTTGTGTGGCTCTCTTTTAAAGGGTATAACGTGTATTAACGGCGTACCTTGTGGTATTATAAACTCTCCAACTTCTTTGCCTGTCCAAACATAAGGAAAATTAATATTGTTATAATACTCATCGGTATCTACCACACCTTCGATTATACATATATCATTTTCCCAATTATTAGATGGATTTTTAAATTGCACTGAATAACCACGAGGTGTTTCTATAATCCAAGGATTTGCAAATTTAAATAATACTTTGCCAAATTTAAACTTACTTAGAGTGCAGGCCTCACCCACTTGATCCCAACCATGCCTTTCTAATATTTCATCTGCTGAATGCATATGCTCTGGGAACTGCATCATTACTGCAAGTTCATCAGTTATATTATAAGATTGCCTTATTACCTCTAAGTTTTCTCCCTTTGTACCTATAAGGCTATCAGGGTTCATTGTAGGCTCAATTCCTGCATCTTCTCCATCTTTGCCAAAGAAAATATATACTGGATAAACTTTAACTTGTAAGTCAGCCCACAAAGGAATTATGTAACCCTGAGATACCGCATCAAGAACTGGAACGCACCTTTTGACTGTACCAGCTTGTGTTTTTTCTTTACCATCTATTACGGGTTTTAACTTTTTAAACCATGCTGGCATAGCTTTATATGCTGGGATAGGATGAGGTATGCTGTCTAAATCTTCTTGAGATGCATGAAATTTTACTATTGTCTGTTTTTTTCTAAAAAAATTCATGCTTTTACCTAAACTAACTTAGGTCTCTTGGGAACATACTTAATCTAACAGGTCTTGAAGCATTAAGGTCATCAGGGTAATTTAACCATGCAGTTCTCCAAGCGCTTAAAGCATCCTTGTCTGACTGAGATAAACTGTCATACCATAAATTATTCATAGCGTTTAAAGTCTCTGCAAACTCTTCACGTCTGTCAACTCTACGTAAATCACTTTCTGATATTTCGTGTTGGTCGTTTGCTGGAGGAGCATATGCCGAAACAACATTACCAGCATCGAGCCATGCTTGTAGGATAGCATCATTCGCCGCATCCCTTGCTCCAGAATTAAATATCTTAGTATCAGTAGCAATATTGCCGCAGTCTACTTGGAATATAGCTACGCCATCTGAATCGTATTGTGCGCTTTTTACATTTGTTATTTGTAGAGTCATATTATATATCCCTATATTTAATTGACATATTGTGTCCCATCCAAAAGTTATTACCTTGAGAGGTTGTTTTAATAGTTATGTTTCCATCTGAAGGAACCCAAGCAGTAACACCTATATTTCCACCTATACTTGCGCCTTGGCCAACAGTTTCACCTGATTTAATTGATTTTGCGTTAATACCTGTATTAGAACCAACTGCATGAACGAAAGCCCAACCGCCTGAACCATTTACTCCCACCTCACCAGAGCCGCCAAGGTTGTTACCATTACCTGATGTAACAGATGTTGCTAAAATCCATCGCCCATTTGTACCGCCACTAAAGGATTGTAAGTTACCAGAGTTTGATGAGAGGTTAGCATTAGACCAGTTGTTACTGTCGAATAAAACACTTGAGCCGCCAGCAGGGTCTGTCCAAACAGCAGTACCAGAAGATGAATACCCAAGAATTTGACCAGATGCACCACCTGATGGGATGTGCTTATTCCCTGCTGATGTAGGGTGAGATATTGTAACTGTACCAGAAGTACCGCCACCTGATAAGCCAGTGCCAGCAGTAACACCTTGAATATCACCAGTTGCACCAGTTGTAATTGCAGTAACGTGGCCCCGCCCATCTACTGTTATTTGATCAATCTTTGTGCCATCAGATGTACTACCATATGTGCCACTAAGTGCGGATGTATCGCTATGGTTAAATGTTGTACCAGACAAACTAAGATCAGTGCCAGCACTGTAGGTTGTGTTAGTGTCTGTGTTTACAACTGTTTCTGTAGCTGTAGCTAAACCAGTGACATGTCCATAGGTATCAAGAGTAATATCTTGAATATATGTTCTGCCAGAGTTATTTGATGAGCCTTGAGATGACGTATCGCTGTGGCTTAAAGTTACATTACCAGTACCGCCACCAGATAACCCAGAACCAGCAGTAATAGTCTGGTCAGCAGTCGCTGATGCTTCAATGCCATTTAACTTAGAATGATCTGCATCTGTAAATACATTACTATTACTAGCCGCTTCAACTGCCGCACGTATTTCTGCATTTGTTTGATCTGCTGTTGCGCCACTTTCTATTCCATCTAACTTAGTGCCATCCGCCGCAACATCACGTCCATCAACTGTACCGCCAACTGTAATATTACCAGTTGCGCTTACTGTAGTAGCCGCAACAGTTGACGCAGAGTTTGCACCAATTGGAGTTCCATCGATTGATCCAGAATTAATATCAATACCAGTGACAGGCGTCGTACCATCTAACAAATTATCGACGTTATCCAAATTGGTATTTATCTTTGTACCCCAAGTGTCCTCAGATGCACCGACTTCTGGCTTCACCAGACCATATGTGGTTGTTGTAGTATCTGCCATAATTAACTCCTATGTTTGGCCTTGCGGCCTAATATCGTTCATCAATGTAAGAGAAAGACGCAGTAGGCGCTAATCGCATACTGCCACAAAAATGCTTAAATTGCAACATCATGCGGCTGTCCATATCTCTGTTACTTTTGGCACTGTTTGCCATGTTTCTGTTGCGGCTGGTAAGTCTTCCCATTTCTCAATTGCGCTTGCCGTAAATGCAGATGTATTAATTATTGTAGTGTTTAATAAAAATACCCTATTGCAAGATGCGGTTACATTACTTGTAGTACCTATATTTGCTGATTTAGAGAAAACCCCAATTCCATTTGCTGTAGCAGTGGATGCAGTGGCAATCTGTGAATTAAATAATCTAACCCTATCTACTGAACCTGTAGCAGTTGATGAAGTTGAAACACTTGCACTGCCTTGAAATATTTTTTCTGATGCACAAGTCGCTGAAGATGTAGTGGATATTGCAACACTATCACTAACAACAAATACTCCAGAGGCCGTTGCAGATAGTGTAGATGAAATTGTGGCAGATGTTTGCCTATCTCTTTCGCCAGATGTCACTACACCAGACGCTGTTGCTACAATGGAACTAGCAATTCTTACACGCTTACCAGCAGACGCAGTAGAAGAAACAGTTGCAACTGCGGTTGATGAGGCTCTAACCCTATCTATACCAACGCCTGTTACACTAGTTGTAGATATAGTTGCACTTCTTACGAATGTAACATTGGGAACAACTGTAGTTGCACTCGTTTGCGGTATAGCCGCAGATGTATTTCTTGTTAAATTATAGGCTGAAGAAATGGTTAAGTCATTAGATGACGTTGCAGAGCCAACTGCTGTTTTAGCGCCAGCCGCAGAAACACTTGCGGCTGGAGATATTGTTACTGAGGCGTCCTTGACTGATCCATCAAAGCCGAATGTATGTTCGCCATATAGACTGTAGCCGTAGCCACCTCGGTAAACCGTCATTTAATTTACTCTAAAGTAATGTCTAAATCACCAGCAGGAATGCGGAATACGTCTCCAGTATCAATTGCTTTAGATGCAGATAATGCCGCGTATGCAATTAAGTTACCACCAGATGCCGCATCAAACACGCCTACATGTGAAACTGTTCCATATGATGCTGTTGCTGTAGGGTATTCAACAGCGCCAGAATTTGTAGCTGTGTTACCAGATACAGTAAATGCAACCGACTGACGCGCATATGCTCCGCCTGATACTTCAGTACCACCGCCGCTATCGTTCGGTGCGGCTGTGTATAATGCAACGTGCCACGCAGTAGGACGTGTCACTGAACCTGTTGTGAATATGTATTGCAATACTCTTGTTTCGAAATCGTTTGAAAAACTCATTTTAATATGCCCTTATTTTCATGCGGCGACCAGAGCCGCCATATTTAGTTTGATCGCTGACTGCATTAATTGCGTCAACAGCGCTTTGATACAAAGCCGCCCAAGTAGTAATTCGAGCGTCTTCTTTTAAATATGGGGCTGAGTGTACCAAAGCTCCATACAAATAAGCATCTGGATATTCGCCCAGAAGCCAATTGGTTGTATTACTGTCAGATAATGCTGGGATTTTCTGGTAGTAATATAATTCTGCATTGTATACGCCATCTGGCGCTGGGTGTACTTGTAGTTCGCCAGCAGTCAAAGCATAATATCTTGGTTTTCCTGATGTATTAAGGTTTCTAGCCTGCCTAGACAGTAGCTGCGACTGAGAAATTAATTCAAGTGGGTTTGTATCGCCGCTTGTTACGTGAAATCTAATTGGCTCAAGCATATCGGCAGGTATTGCGCTGTATTTAGTGTCAATTTCAGCCGTTGATCGAGCTTCCATCTTCCAATGGCGTATATTTCTATTCATATCAGCCTCAACAAGCGATATAAATGTAGGGGATATTGTATTTAAATCATCCCTATTTAAAAAATCAGTTATATTTGATTTTAATTCTGCATAAGTCGTAATTGACATTACATTAAACCTAACTCTGCTAATACTTGTGGGTCAGTGTTATCATAGAAAAATTTTAAAGCTTCTCTTTCTGAGCCTTCTCTGCCTTCTGTCATTGCTTTTACAATTGGCAAATAATATACATCGCTTTTTATTTTTTCATAAAATCTATTAAAACCAATATCAGATTCCATAGCAGGCGCTTCAGTGCCGTATCCTGGCGGATTTGCATCTATAGTTAGTGGTGTAGTTCCAAATCCAGGCATTGGATTATTCGGCATTGCGCCGTATCCTGGCGGATTTGCATCTATAGTTAATGGTGTAGTTCCATATCCTGGCATTGGATTATTCGGCATAACACTTTGCGTCGCTAAAACTCCACTAGGCGGATATTCTGGGTAATCATATATAATTTCATCAGGTCTACTTGTAGATGGCATATCTAACGCATCTGGGCGCATATTTACCCTTCGGCTGCCATAACCAGGTGGTGTTGCGTTAATATTATTCATATCTGACATACCAGAAGTCATTTTTGACAGTAATCCACGTTTAATTCTGTCATTTCCTTCAAAATTAGCCTGACCTAACGTGCCGTAACTCGTTCTTTCGCCAAAATTCTCTGGTCTTTTGCCATCCGCGCCTAATAATTGGCCACCAACATATTCCATGTTGTCGCCTGGGGTCAAAATGTTAGCTAAAAATTCAGTTATACTGTTTCTATCGCCTGCGCCCCTGTCGAGCGAGTTAAGAAAACTTAAAAATTTATTTTGAGCCATGTTTTGACCTTTTTTGCTATATTTTTTTACACGTTATCACAATTCGTGCGCTTTATCCAGAACCATACGCATTCTATCCGACAATTTCCATTTGCCAGAGCGCCATTTGGCGGCATATTGTGCATCTTCTAGCGATAAACCTTTAGTAACGTAGTATTTTATCCATTTTGCCATTACTAAATTTTTCATTTTTGGCGATAAATGATTAAATTCAGACTTTTTCATGCAATTCCTTTTAAATTTCGTCTTATTGGCCTTTTCCAAGTAGAAATTGATCCCGATAATGCCGTAGCAGCGTCTGAAGCCATAGTTAAACATAAAGCGTCGGCTAAATCGGGCGATTTTAAGCCTCTTTTTCGCATTTCATCCTTACTTTCTGCCTTCATTTTACCAGATGATGTAAAAGAATACCGAATTGCAGTTAATTCCGCCAATAATTGATCGTCTTTGGGCAGTTTGCATGACCTATCTTCTAGCCAACCCTTTGCCTTAAACCATAATTCGCTTCGTAAATTCATATATGTATGCCCCATAGCAGGCGCTTCACTTACATTAACGCCGCGCACTGGAGCGCCTAATTCACGTAATCTATCAACAACACCACCGCCAACACCAATGCTATCGACAAGTATCTCACTAGGGCGCACACTTGGCGATAAACTTTCGTATTCTGCCATAACACGGCCAACAGTTTGCATAAGATCAAGCCCTTGCCAGGCGCGTATTTCCGTAACAACATTGCCGTATCTTTTGCATAATGCAGTCTTATCCGTACCAAACCGCGCAACATCTAAGCCCCAAATAGGCTTTATATCAGGCGTAATCTCAATATCTCTATGTATTGCGCTCTCTGCTATATGAAATGGTATTATCGTATCATCATCAGCTAACGGAAACTCACCTAATACACGAATACGGAAGGCATTGCTGTCTTCGCCGTATCTTTCACGCATTTCGTCAACAAACTCATCTGAAACAAGTGGACTATCCACGCATGACCATCGCCGCGTCCACCAGGACTTTGACATACGTGTTTGGCTTTCGTAAAATGTACCTGATGATCGTGTAGGGTTGGATAGCAAAATAGTCGTTGCACTGTGACCAGACATTGACCCTGCCGCAGCTTCAAACACTTTCTCTGGCACACCCGACGCTTCATCTACAACTAACAAAACATTTTCTGAGTGCACACCAGCTAGGGCTTCTGGCGTTTCAGCGCGAGAAGTTCTAGCGGAGATAAACGCTTCAGACGCTGCCGACGATAATTCAACGCGATCTGACTTTACAATCAACAATTGATGTAAATGTGGCGGTAATTCATTTACCCAACGCTTGAGCTCGGCAAACAAAGCATCAAATAACTGGCTAGAAGTTGGCGCAGTTACAACAACTTTATTTGGAAATCTTAATAAAACGTACCATAGCATTGCCCAGGATGCGGATGTTGACTTGCCTGTACCATGTCCAGAACGCACAGACATTTTACGCTCACCATTAGCAATCGCATCAAGAAACTCTGCCTGGTAATCGTATGGCGTAGCTCCAAGCACCTCTTTAACAAACAATACAGGGTTATCCCGGTACCGCATTACAAACTCTGTCAAGGGATTATCACTCATCAGTCACATCCTCATAATCAGCGTCAATCGTCTTTACTTTATTTGCCGCCATATCGGAATTTACTTTGCGTAAAGCGTCAAGGTGCATATCGCCAATAGAAATATTAACATTAGTCTGGGGTCTATTGCCGTATCTCTCCTGGTTATATGATCCTGCCATAAATTTACGCCACTGCACCTTTTCTCGCGTTGCAGCTATTTCACTATTGGTACTACCGCCATCTAAATCATCAACCATATCCAAACCTTGCTCGACTAAAGCATCTGCCGCTTCCTGTCGGGCTTTTGCTAATGCATTGGCGTATTCTGGTATAGTATTGATTGACGTGCTGAAATACTGCCTATTGCAGCCATAATCTTTAGCCAACTGCGTCATAGTTTTGCCAGACGCTATTTCTTCAAAAAGATAATCTGCACCACCTTTGTCTTTGATTTCAGCTAAGATGCGCTTTCTTAACGGCCTACCTGCCATTGATCTACTCCAGTTTTTTTTAAATTTTACGCTAATATAGGGTTGTAATGCAAGGGGGGACAGGGGGGGCATTCGGTATGTGAAAGGGTGCAAAATAAGGCCACCCCCTATATTTTATTGG